ACATCAAATTCAAGACGTGCAACTTAATACTAAAAAAACAGACTTTGATTCTATAGTAGATGAGATATACTCATGATATATGTTTAGTAAATATCTGAGTAAATTTCCTTATGGTTATAATCCATCTGAATCTCAAGTTAAACTAATCAAAGAAATTGAAAAAGCTTTCAATGATGGTTATAGATTTGTTATAGCTTCTGCTCCTACTGGTACAGGTAAAAGCTTTGTACCTAGAACACTTGGTAATGTAAGTGCAAGACCTACCGCAGCATTTAAAGATCTGATTAACTCTTATGCTGCTTACGCTCAAGACTTTGCAGGTAATTTTACTAATGAAGCTGATTGTTTATCTGAACCATCGTTCGGTACATTTGCATTAACAATTACAAAACAGCTTCAAGATCAATATAAGAAATTATTTGATGATATCGATATATTGAAAGGCAAGCAAAATTATCTTTGTGATATAGATGATACATTTGATGTCGATACAGCACCTTGTACATATACTAAAAATCTTAAACAAGAGTGCTGGGGTAAAGGTTGTTGCAACTATTATACAAATCGTAATCACGCTTTAACTAGTCAGTTTTCAGTTCTTAATTACAAAATGTTTTTAAGTCTACCTGGTCATGTTAAACGTAAAAACTTTCTTATCTGTGATGAGGCATCTGAGCTTGAGGATGAATTGGTAAGACGATTTAGTGCTCATATTGATTACACTAGATTAAATCTTATAAACGTTGAACATACTATTCTTAAATCTGATAAGTATGACATTCAGTATAGATGGTTAACTAACCTTATCTTTAACATTACCGAAACAATTGAATCACTTACTAGTAGAAATAATAATAAAGTGATGACATTGTCTCAACCTGAAGCTGCTAGATTAAAGTACTTGCGTAATCTACATGGTAATCTTTCTACTGTTGAGCAAACTTGGCATAAGTGTGAGTATATTGTAGACTTTACTAAGAATGGTGTAAGTTTTACTCCATTGAAGGTTAATAATTTATCTAGTAGTCTATTTGATTATGGGGATAATATTCTTCTAATGTCAGCTACTATCACAGATCATGCATCATATGCTAAGACATTAGGTATCAAACGATACAAATACATTGAAACACCGTCTGCATTTGATCCAAATAAGTCTCCAATATATTTGATGACTGAACCTAAACTTAACTATAGTAATTTACAAAAGAACTTACCGAAGATTGCTAGGTATTGTCAAGCTATAGCTGATAACCATCCTAATGAGAAAGGTATTATTCATACTCATTCATTAGATATATGCAAATACCTACAACAGAAACTTAAAGGTGATAGATTTTTGTTTAGAGAAGAATCAGCTAATAATGAAAAAATACTCGATGATCATTTTACAACCGATAAGCCTACTGTATTAGTATCACCATCACTTACATTTGGTACCGATTTAAATGGTGATAAAGGTAGATTCCAGATTATTGTTAAAACACCATTTCCACCCCTTGGTAATAAACGTATCAAGAAGATGGCTGAATTAGATCCTGAATGGTATCAACAAAAGACTTTAAGTGCATTTATTCAGACTACCGGTAGATGCACTAGATCTAAAGCTGATTACTCAGTTACATATGTAATTGACGGTAAAGCTCGTAAACTGCTGCTAGATAATAAAGATAAACTACCAGAACATTTCATTGAGCGGTTGAAATGAATAAATATTTTCAATGCGTTGGAAGTCAACATACTTTGAAATACAAGATCTTATTATACAATTTGCTAATGCATTTGATAGTATAGTTATTGGTCGATATAATAAGAATCGAGAGCAAAAAGATAGAATTTTTGTTAGATATCTTTACGCTCCTAAACAACGCGTATTATATGATATAGTTAATAAAGCTAAAACTATTACATTACCTGTAGTTACTATTAATGTAGCTAGTATTACTAGAGACAATGAAAGAGTTTTTAATAAATTACCCGATGTTAATAGTTTTTACTTTGGTAATGAAAATGTAAGTAGTAAGTATAATGCTCCTACACCGGTAAACATAGATATTAATTTCTCTATTATTACTAGATATCAATTAGATATGGATCAAATCTTATCTAATTTTATTCCTTATAACAATCCCTATATTATTATAAGCTGGCCAGTACCAGCAGGATTATCTGATTTATCTCAAAAGCAAGAAATAAGAAGTGAAGTATTATGGAGTGGTAATATTAATTTAGATTATCCTTTAGAATTAAATGCATCAGATAAAGCTAGAGTTACAGCTGATACCACATTTACTATAAAAGGTTGGATATTTCCTGCTGCTCAGAATGCTGTTGATAATATTTACGTTGTTAATTCTAATTTCTATGCTGTTAGTGGAACTGAAAATACAGGCACAGTATTAACATTAGATAATTACCCAACTTTAAGAACCCAGTTATCAGGGTTATCTGCTATAACCGAAACAGTAACCGTTTCAGCTACTCAAAATGAAATTGAAGCATTTGAGTTAAACCAATCATAATGAAAAGATTCGGACAAAAATTTAATGTTAAGAGTGATTCAAGTAATAAAATAATTTACAGTGAATTTCAAAGAACTTTTGTTTTTAAGTCTCCTTACATAGGTAAGATAGGTGATAATGGTAATACATTAGGATTACCATCTACTTATCAAGTTTATCTAAGTGCTGCTGAAACTTCTTTTTTATCTGATTCTCTATCAAGCGCAAATTTAAGCAGTGTTGATTTGTATTCTAATTTAAGAACATTATCATCAACTTATCCTGCATTTTCAGGTTATAATGTATCTGATTTAGGTATAACACCTTATTTTGATGTAAATTCAAGTACCGTGGAGGTAGGTTTAGGAGCGTTATCAGGCTTAGCAACTGGTCATTTTAGATTTATTTTATCCGGACCGGGTGGGTATCTTGTTTTTCCTGGCGACGGTTATGGTAATAATACATATGACAGCCCGTTTTATATACAATCTCGTTTAGTACCGGTAACCCCGACACTAACTCCTGGAGTTACACCTACCCAAACAAGAACACCAACTTATACTCCAACACAAACAAAAACACCAACTTATACCCCAACACAAACAAAAACCCCTACCCAAACACCTACACAAACTATAACACCTACACAAACCCCCACTTCAACAATAACACCCACTCAAACCCCTACCAATACAAGAACCATTACTGTATCAATTACTAATTGTGTAACACCGACAACTACACCTACCCAAACACCGACAACTACTAGGACTACAAGTCAAACACCCACCACAACAATAACCCCTACTCAAACTGGTACCTCAAATGTTACTAGAACTAAAACACCAACAAGAACAAGATCTCAAACCTCAACTCAAACCCCCACAGTTACTAGAACATCTACTCAGACCCCTACACCCACATTAACTAAGTCACCTACAAGCCATTCAAATCAAATTTATATAAGATACTACAATGATTAATATTAATAAATTAAACAAAAAAGCTTTAGATCTTTTTAATTCTAATGAAAATTGGGAAAGTGTTGTTGTATCTAAAAAAATAACTAATGGAAATGAAATTAACGAACCATGCGTTACATTATTTGTAAAACAAAAATTACCTATTGATCAAATAGAGGAAAAAAATCTTTTTCCATCAACTATCGATATCGAAGGTGTATCAATAAAAACAGATGTAGTTGAAGTTGCTCAATTATCAGCAACTGGTTGTTATACTTTACCTTCTCCAGGTCAACCTCAAAGTTCATGGCAAATGCCTGTAAGTGGTAGTAGAGTTGAACATAGGCCTTTAGTAGGAGGTATATCTGTGGGTTCAATTCCACCTGATGGCTGGGGAGGAAGTAGCGTTGATACAGGAACGTTAGGTGGTTTAGCAGTAGATTTAGATGACTATACTCTAGTTGGTATTAGTAATAATCACGTTTTGTCTAAAAATACTTTGGCAGGAAGTGTAGGCGGGGCTTTTACTAATGATAACGGATTAACATTTTGGTCTTATTTATCAGCAAATGACACTACTTCTTCCCCTGGTGATAGTAGATATCCTGTTTATCAAAGATCTACTTTCGATAAATGGACAACAACTCAATCCGTTATGCAACCTTTAACTATAGGTACGGTTAAAAAAGCATATCCTTTTACTATAAGCAATAATAAAGTTGACGTTTGTTCGGTATCTTTATCAGGAGCACACTTTCTTAATTTATCTGGATCATCTATAAATTGGCAACAATATCAGTTAGATATATCTGAACCTATGGACTGGGCTACAGATGACGAAATAGATTCTTTATTAACTTCAGAAGAGGGAGCCCCTGTTTTTAGATCAGGTAGAACTGAAGGACCCGTTGGTTATCCAGGAAGTGACCCTTACGGTATTACATGTAAATTAAGCGCATATGCATTAGGTAATACAGTAGTTAGTTATGGTGGTAATTTAGGTAATTTAGTTTTTTACGATCAAATATTTTTTAGAGGTAATTCATCTAGTTTATCTCCTTCTTCTGGTGGTGATTCCGGTTCGTTTGTATGCGCTCTCTTTAATTCCGATAACCCTGCATTATCAGCTTGGAAAGTAATAGGTCTTAATTTTGCTGGTAACGGTGTTGTAGGGGTTGCTAATAGAATAACCAATGTTGCAAATATGTTTAGATTATCTGCATATAAAGGAGATGAAATAGATATAGGTTATAAAGGCTATGATATGCAAATTATTGAAAGTAGACAAACAGCATTGACTGCTATGATAGGTGGTAAAGTTTATTGGCAAGCAGGTTCTACTGGGTTTCCTGCTACTACTTCATTTGACACCTAACGATAAAGCATAAATATTATCGTGGCAGGAATACCTACATTTAGAGACTTAATAAGAAGCGCTAATCCAGGACCTCAAGTAGGTTCTAATTGGTCGAAAGCTAATGTTCATGGTATACCCGATAAAACACCCACACTAACACCTTTTGTAACGTTTTCTCCTACACTTACGATTACTGCTACGTCTACTCGTACCAACACCCAGACAGTTACCCCTACACCTACAATTACCAGAACTTTAACAAGAACACAAACTCCAACTAGATCAAATACACCAATACCTACTTATACTAACACCAAGTCAAGTACTCAAACTAGAACTAATACAAACACACAAACGGTAACTTGTACTTTTACAAGAACGCAGACCCCTACACAAACTAGAACAAGAACTCAGACCCCAACACCAACCCCAGGTGTTACTGCATCTCGTACATGTACACCATCATATACAAGAACCAGATCACAAACACCTACACAAACTAGAACAAGAACTCAAACCACAACCAATACTTTAACCAAATCTTGCACACCGGTAGTTAGTGGTTATTCAACTCCAACCCCTACTTGTACAAGATCTAGAACAGCTACTCAAACACCAACAAGAACAAAAACACCTACATTGACTTTCAATTGTGCAACCCCTACCCCTACACCAACTCAGACGAGAACAAATACACAAACCAGGACAAGAACAAAGACAATAACAACTTCAATTTCTTCTACTACTACATAATATGGGAAAAGGTAATAAAAATACATTCGGACGTTCATTAATGAAGTATGTTAGCAGCAGACTTCCTTATCAGTCATATCAAACTGTTGACACACTTAATGACGTCAATCCCAAATATAAATTGTTTCAAGGTGAAGGTAGTAGACGAGAAGATGCTTTACAAAGACAATCTATTTCATCATCAACACCTATTAATAATAGTGCAGTTGGTGATATCGCAATGGACAAGGGCTTTCAGGAGTTCATGTATGCTAATATCCAACAGGATAAAGCAGCAAGAATTCGTGATTATAGAGTAATGGCAGCTTTTGCAGAGGTTGCAGATGCTCTTGATGAAATTTGTGATGAAGTAATTAATAAAGATGCTAATGGTGAAATAATTAAACTTAAGTTTATTCATAGAGAGTTTAAACCTAATGAACAAAAATTACTACAAGATGAATTTCAAAAATTTATTAGTTATTTCGATTTAGAGCATAAAGGTTGGGAATATTTCAGACAATTATTAGTTGAAGGTGAGGTTTATTGGGAACATATTATTCATAAAGACCATCCTCATGAAGGTATTTTAGGTACAGTTCAAATACCTACTGAACTTATCGATCCAATTTTCGGTAATATTCAAAATAGTATCATTCAAGGTTACCTTTTAAGAAAGCCCGTCTTTAATGAACAAAATCCAACTAAGGTTGAGGATATGCAACTCATTCCTATGGATAAAAATCAGGTTACCTATATTAACTCTGGTATTTGGAATGATAATAAGACAATTAGATTACCTTACTTAGAGAATGCTAGAAGAGCTTATAGACAATTATCTCTCATTGAAGATGCAATTGTTATTTATAGATTAGTAAGAGCACCTGAGAAGTTAGTATTCAATGTAGATGTAGGTAATATGTCACCTCCTAAAGCAGAAGGTTATCTTAGAAACCTACAGCAAAAATATTGGAGCAGACATACATATGATACTGATAGTAGTGGTCAGGTAATGAAATTTTCACCTCAGTCAATGCTAGACTCATTTTGGTTTGCTAAAAGAGCAGGTAGTGAAGGTACAAGTGTTACAACATTAGCAGGTGGTCAGAATTTAGGAGAGTTAGAAGACTTAATGTACTTCATGAAGAAGTTATATAAGTCACTAAAAGTACCTGTTACCAGATTAAACCCTGAGCAATCATTTCAAGATGGTACAGATATATTAAGAGAAGAGCTTAAGTTTGCTCGTTTCATTATTCGTATGCAAATGCAGTTTGCTGCAGGGTTAAGAAACGGCTTTATAACTCATCTTAAACTTAAGAAATTATGGGAGAAATATAATCTTAAAGAACTTAATTTAGATTTGGAATTTAATGTTCCTTCTAATTTCTTTGAGATGAGAGAGCAACAAAAGCTTGAGCTTAGAGTTAATAACTGGTCAGGGTTAACTAATAGTGAGTTTGTTTCTAATACATGGGCTCAGAAGAAGTACTTAGGGTGGTCTGATATCGAAGTTAAAGCTAATAGAGAATTTTTACGTAAGGATAAAGAACTTCAATGGGAATTAGCTCAAATTGAAGCTAGTGGTCCTAACTGGAGAGAAGCTATGACAGCTGGTGGAGCCGAAGGGGGTGAAGGTATGGAAGCTGGTGGAGGAGCACCTCCTGCTGGTGGTGGTTCAGGCCTACCCCCTGATTTCGGTCCCCCACCAGAAGGAGGTGGTCCTGATGTAACTGGAGGCGACGTTCCACCTGAAGGAGGCGCCGCTCCTGCCGCAGAACCAGCCCCGGTTCAATAAATAGTTATATGGGAATTTTTAGAAATAAATCGATAAATAGTTATATGAGCGATTGTAATTACTCCTGTTGTTGCGGTGGCAAATCTTCTAGTAGCCAAAAATCTAATAAAAAATCTACAACTTACCCTAATAGCTGTGGCACTTCTTGTACGTGTTCTAACACTTGTTGTACAACTTGTAGTACTGCTACAAATAACCCAAGTACAGCTGGTAGAGCTACCTATTGTTGTTGTAGTTGTTAATAAATAATAATATGTCAAGACAAGATATAGGCACAATAAAAGGTTATTTCGAAACCGGGGATGTACCAACAGCAGAACAGTTTGGTAATCTTATTGATTCAACATACAATTCAACATCCGGTATTGAAACATTATCTACAGGTTATTCTAATTTAAGTGTTATATCTCTTAGTGCAGAAGAAATAATTATAAATGATTTGAGGGGTTCAAGTCAAGATTTAGTAGTTAATACCCCAACTGGGACAGCTACTCTTACTATTACAAACGGTATCATTACAAATATTTCTTAGTATATATTGATTATTCTCAAAGCCATCTAAATACTGGTATGTTAAGTTTTGGATGGCTTTTTCGTCTTTTAAAAAGAAATAATTCTTCGTGCAAGTACGTAAGTAGAACGTGTTGTACACTTGCTCCTACTGCAACTAAAGCAAAGACTTACGATATTAAACCTCAAAATGTTTATTCATGTGGATGCTCTACAGTAAACACATGTTGTTGTGGTAGTAGTAATGGTTATAGACAGTCGCCTTACACTAAAAATTATAAGAAACCTGGTTCTAATAATCACGGTTATCATCCAATTAACACTACATTCTGTAATACTTGCTGTTGTGCTGCTCCTGCACCAGCTCCTATCCCTCCTACACCTACATCTTCTTATAACTCACCTACACCGACACCAGCTTCTACTTCATGTAGTTGTATTAATTTTTATGAAACTCAACAACAAGTTAGCTGCGGTGTAACTCCTACACCAGCACCAGCTGTAACTTGTGTTACTCAAACCGTTGAAGCTGCAGTAGAGGAAGCACCTCAACCAGCAGCAGATTATGTTCTACCTAAAGAAGGTCATATATTCATTATGAATGGTTACGGTGTTAATTTGGATATTGATGGAACAAGTGTTGTTGGTTTCATTGATATGGGGGTTGATGTTAATGTTAAGCCTGGTCAAAAGGTTTTAATACATCATCATAATGGTCAATACGAAGGAAAAATTGGTGTAATTGTTAGTGAAACAAATACCGAACGTAATCCTTCTATGGATCAAATATTAATTCAACAAATATTAGATGTCTGAGATTAATGGGAAAAAGGTTATCTTTTACATGCTAAGAAGAAGTGAGGAAGAAGGTGAAAGTATATCAGCTGTCACTAAAGTAACCTGCGCTTATCTTCACGGTACCGTTATCTTCAGTTCCGATACCACAAGAATAAACAAAACATTCAGAATTCAAAAAGATCTAATTAGTAAATATATCGATGAATATGATTTCACAAAGTCTTTAGATTCATACTAAAGTAATAAATAATCATATATGCCAACCGTAGAT